CAATCGTAACTATTCAGTACATTGCTCCACAGGCTTATAGCAATGTTTATGTAAGCGCACAGACACAAGGTTCTGCAACAATTAGCCATTATGCTAATAGCACAGCAGATAAAACTTATGGGTATATTTTAGTCGGATAAGGTTGTAAAATTGCAGCATGGAAAAACTCTACATTGAGCCAAAGAATTTAAGAAGTTGGTGGCATTTTGTAAAGCCAGGATTAGAAGATATATTAAAGAAATCTCCTGAGAGTTGGATTCCAGAGGATGTGTATGCTGATTGCATGAATGGCAGAGTGATGTTATGGGTGTTTTCTGAGAATAATTACCCAGTAGGATTTGCAGTATTAGAGCCTAAAAGCGAAGCGTTACATTGTTGGTGCGGATGGGCAAATAGCGTTGGACATTTTAAAAGCGCAGTTGAGTGCGTTTCTGAAATAGCCAAGGCTGGCGGTAGCAAATTTGTTACTTTTGAATCGTGGCGATCAGGTTGGAATAGGGTCGCACCTAAATATGGATTTAAACCTAAGAGTTGGGTTAAGGAGATAGAATGAGTACAGGTGGCGGTGGTGGTGGCGGTACAAATACAGTTACAAGGACAGAGCTTGATCCAATCATGCGCCCTTATGTGGACTATGGTTTGCAAGAGTCTACAAGGCTCTATCAGAATCCTGATATGCCACAATATTACCCAGGTCAGACTTATGTAAGCCCTTCTCAGCAAACTCAGGCTGCGTTGGCTGCTGCACAGCAACGGGCAACTACGGGTAATCCCTTAGTCCCAGCAGCGCAACAGCAAGCATTAAACACAATGCAAGGTGGTTATCTAAGTGGAAACCCTTTCTTTCAAGGTGCATTTAAAGCTGCAACTGCTGGCGCTCAAACTGCGTACCAAGATGCAACACAAGCAGCATTATCCAATGCTAGTCGTGCTGGTCGCTATGGTTCTGGTTCTATGGGAACTGCATTAGATCGTGCTGGTGGTGTTTACGCTAACGCACTAACTAATACTGCTGGACAACTTGCTTATCAAAACTACGACACAGAGCGTGGCAGACAACAAGCTATGATTGGCGCTGCTCCTCAACTAGCTGCTGCTGATTACACAGACATTAATCAACTTCTACAAACTGGACAAGCTGCTGAAGGATACCAAGAAGCTGCTATGGCTGATGCAGTCAATCGCTTTAACTTTGCTCAACAAGCCCCATACCAAAAGCTACAAAGCTATTTATCAGGTGCTTATGGTGCTCCTACTGGTATGCAAGTTACTCAGCCTGTTTATCGTAACCAAGTTGGCAATATTTTAGGTGGCGCATTAACTGGTGCTGCTCTTGGTGGCGGTACTGGAATGGGTGCTGGAGTAGGCGCTGCAATCGGTGGCGGTCTTGGATTGTTAGGATAATCATGTCAGGCATCGGAGATTCTTTAGCTGATTTAGATAAAGGTGTACGCAAGTCAGTACCAGGTGGTTGGGGTACTGTAGCTGGTTTGGCTGCTGGTGGTACTGGTTTATATTATGGATTAGGCGCTGGCGCTGCTGGTGCTGCTGGTTCTGCTGGAGCTAGTGGATTAACTGCTAGTGCAGTCCCATTATCTACTAGCGGTCTTGCAGTTGGTAGCGGTAGTGCATTAGCTGGAACTGGTGCTGGTGCTGCTGGAACTCTTGCTGGTGGCGCTGCTGGCAGTCTTGGTAGTGCTGGATGGATTGCCCCTACTATTGGTGGTGTTGGCTCTACTGGAATCGGATTATCTGCTGGCGCTGCTCCTATGGCTGGTGCTGCATTAACTTCATCTGCTGCTGCTGCCGTTCCTGGTTCTGCTGAGGCTATTTATGCTGCACAAAACGCATCATCATTAACTGGCGCAGCAAACCCATTTAAGATTAGCCCAATGCAAGCTATGGCAGCAAACAAAATGATGGGTGGATTTGGTCAGCAACCACAAGGCGGTGAAACAAGAGCATCTGCACCATTTAAAGCTGGTCAGCCAGTAAATACTGCTGATCCTATCATGGCGCTATTAGCACCAAAGATGAAGAAAAAAGAACGAATTTCACTATTGTGAGGCAATAAATGGCAAGCTATTTAGATTACTTATTTCCACCAGATCAAACACAGCCTATCGCTGGATTACTAGGTGAAGATGAACTTATGCGTAACCAACAGGCTGCTCAACGGGCTGGCTTGTTAAATACAGGATTAGGCATCATTGCTGGTAGCGCACCTAGTCGTATGCCACAAGGCATATTACAGCCTATTGCTACTGGCATTATGGCTGGACAACAGGCATATCAAGGCACACTAGAAGATCAGCAAAAGATGTTAGCTGCAAGAGCTAAAGCATTAGAGCCTAAATATGAAAAACTATCTACTGCAAGCGGTGGTCAAGCATTAATAAAAATTGGCAAAGATGGTCTACCAACTAGGGTTGATATTGCTGGAATGGGTAGCGATGAGAAGCCTATTGAGTTTTCTCAACCTACTAGGGCTTGGATGAGTCAAAATTTTGGTACAGCAGTTTATGAAAATTTAAAGCCAGAACAAAAACAACAAGCATTAAATAGAGAGCTTACAACAAAAAGAGAATTAAGCGCATTGCAAGGCGGTGTTAATCCTAATGCTATGCCAGTAGGAAAAGAAGGTACTAATGCGGTAGATAAAGACTTATTAAGCCTTGGAAGAAGTCGTATACAACTTCAAAGAACTGCATCACAATTTAGTCCAGAATATTTAACAAGACCATTCCAAGCTCAAATGACTGTTCTTGCTGAAAAAGAAAAGCTAAACCTTCCTTTAAATGAAGATGAACGGACAAAGCTAACAAACTACAGTCAGTTTAAACAAACTGGTATGCAGTCATTAAACCAATACATTAATGATATTACTGGAGCAGCAGTAGGAGCTGGAGATGAAGAAAAGCGTTTAAGGGCTGGTATTCCTGACCCACAAAAAGACTCTCCAACAGAGTTCCAAGCAAAGCTAAATAACACATTAGCTCTTGGAAAAATGTTTGAGGCTCGTCTTGGTTATGTTAAGAAAAATGGTTTAAAACTAACTGATGTTTCAGTAGATCAAATCCCAGCTAAAATGAGAGCAAGAGAAGCAGAGATTATTCAGAAGTTTAATCTTGATCCAACAAAGCCTGGCGATAAAGCAGCGATTAGAACTAAACTTTCAGAAGAATTTGGATTGCTTGATTAAGGGTTTATATGAGCGTAACAGATGAGTTGCTGGGTGGCATCACATTAGGTGGCATCCCAGAAAAAGACAAAGAAAGAAAGCCTTTATCTAGCGTAACAGATGAAATGCTTGGCATTGGTCGTATGCAACGAGCTGAGAATGAAAAACCATCTGAAGCTATTGCTGATCCTCGTAGAAGCGGTGGAGTTGCTGCTGCTTTTAAAGGTGGAGTTCCAACAAACAAGCAAGATGCTATTAAGATGTTTGCAGAAGCTCGTGGTATTCCAGCAAGCAGATACAAAGTAATTGATGGCAATATTGCATATCAAGGCGATGACGGAAGATTTTATAGAGAAGTAGTAATGCCATCAGAAACGGCTGCTTACTATACTCCAGACATTCTTGAAGCTGCACCATCTGTTGTTTCTGGAATCCTTACTGCTCCAATGACACCAGCAGTTAATGTCCCAGTAACAGCAGTAGTAGGCGCTGGTTCTAACTACTTGCGCCAAAAGATTTCTGAGCAAATGACAGGCGGTAAAGTAGATCCTACACAAGTTGCTGTATCTGGCTTATTGTCTGGCGCATTTGAAGCTGTACCAGCATTAGTTAAGCTAGGAAAAGAGCGTAGGCTTGCTTCTGATATTGGCAGTTTAGATCAGACACAAGTTAATCGCTTACAGCAGCTTTCAAGAGAAAAGAAGATCCCACTTACTCCAGCAGAATTAACTGATATGAGCAGCTTACAGGCTCAACAGAAAGTATTAGGGAATATACCTAGTAGCTCTAAGACAATGCAAAAGTTTTATGAGAAGCGTGAAGTTGAGAATATTCAGCCAGCAGTACAGGATTTCTTATCTCAGATTTCAAGGGTAGATGAGCCTACGCAAGCTGGACAGATGGGTTATTCTGCGCTTAAAGGTACAGAAGAATCATTAAAACTTGCTAGAGAACAAGCTACAGAGCCACTATACAGAGCAGCATTTAATGAATCTAAGCCAGTTAATGTAACCGATGTAGTGCTTGACATTGACTCACAGTTAAAAACTGCTAAAGGTCAGCAAGCATCGCTTTTAAATAAAGTTAAGTCTTACCTTTATAAAGATGCTCCAAGACTTGATGCAGAAGGCAATGAGATTACTCAAAAAGTATTAGAAGATCGTTTACCAGCATTACAAAATGCTAAATTTAATATTGATGCTTTATTCAAAGAAGATGCGTTTGGATCTTTAGATGCAAAACTACAAAGGCAGTTACAGGGTATTCAAGAAAATCTGGTAAATGCTATGGGCAGAGAAAACCCAGCTTATCTTGAAGCTAATAAAGCATTTGCAGACTTATCTGCTCCATTGCAAGAGTTTGGTGAAAGAAAAACTGGAACAAGTCTTACAAAGATTAGCCCAGACAATCTTAACCAATTTGCAAAGCGTGTATTTGAAGGCAATAGCCCAGATACAGTTAGCTATGTAAAGAAGCAAATTATGGATACAAATCCTGATGCTTGGCAAGCTGTAACTAGGGCTTACTTGCAAGATTCATGGGAAACTGCATCTAAGGCTTCTGCTCAACAAAAAGGCAATGTTAAATTAGATGTTGGCAATGCTTGGCAAAACATTTTACTTGGTGATGTAAATAAAAAGAAAATGTTGCAAAGAGCATTAGAGCCAGATCAATACCAAGCATTAACAGATTTAGCAGAAGTATTAAAGGCTGCTGGTAGCGTTAAAAAGCTAGGTTCTGATACTGCGTTTAATCAACAGATTATGAAACAAATGGAAAAGGAAGCTGCATCTGATCCATTAAGTATGGCTGGTAAAATGATTGGAAGTGCATTATCTCCTCAAACCATTGGAACTAAAATTAGCGAATGGGCAATGGAACGCAGTTTAGCTAGAGATGCAAACAAAGTAGCTGAAATGATTACAAGTCCAGATGGAATTAAAAAGCTAAGAGAGTTGCGCCAAATGTCCCCGACATCTGCAAAGCGTTGGGCTGGTACTGCTCAATTATTGGGTAACTACGGAATTATTGAACTTAAAGATTAATAGGAAGAATCATGGCAAAGACAAAGATTAGCGAATACAGCGCAACGGCAGCAAGTAATACCGATATTAATGGTATTGATATTGCAGAAGGCTGCGCTCCATCTGGCATTAATGATGCTATCCGTACATTAATGAAACAGATTAAGGATCTGCAAGCTGGTACTAGCGGAGATACTATTCCTATCGCTGCTGGTGGTACTGGCTCTGGTACTGCTGATGGCGCTCTATCTGCACTAGGTGGAACAACTACTGGTCTAGCTCTGTTTAAATCATCTACTGTAGCTGCTGCTCAACAAGCAATCGACTTAGAAGTAGGGGTAGATGTACAATCTTACGATTCTAATTTAACAAGTTTTGTAAGCGCATTTACATTACCTACTACAGATGGCACAGACGGTCAAGTATTAGGAACAAATGGCACTGGAAATTTATCATTTATTACCCCTGAAGTTAGTTCCCCCGAAATCAAAACCCCAACTAATGTGTCTCCTGCAAGCGGGGCTACAGGAATTGGCGCAACTCCAACGCTAACAGGATCTACATACTACAGCCTTTACGGTATCGCTATGGCCGCAGGTCAATGGCAGGTATCTACTGTTTCTAACTTTGCAAGCACCGTAGTAAGCACAGGCGACATTGCTGGCACTTCAGTGTCTTACACGGTTGGCAGCGGAATCCTTGCGGTCAATACCACTTACTACTGGCGAGTTCGTTACAAAGACGCTAACGGCACATACTCTGACTGGTCTACAGGTACATCATTTGCTACTGCAATATCGTTTGGACCAACAATAGGCGATGCCTATGGTGGCGGTTTTTATACAGGTAAAATTGTCCAAGGTGGCACTACCTATTACCTTGTTGTTGCGCCTAAATCGTCTGGTGAAAATTCTAGCAAACAATACAAAACAACAAATGATGCAGCGCCAACAGCGACACAGACACTCAACAATGGTCCTGCTGCCTCAAGCAGCATGAATAGTGCAAGCTACCCTGCTGCTCAGTTTTGCGAAGGGCTTACGATTGGTGGATTTAGTGACTGGTACTTGCCATCCCGTGATGAGTTAGAGCTATGCTACCGCAACCTAAAACCAGATACAACGGCAAATAATACAACTGCTCGTTCTAAGTCTTCTTATACATACCCAGAAGGCAATGATGTATCTGGCGATACGATGGGCATTAATAGAAACTCTAATCCAACTGGCGCTGCATACACCTCTGGTAGTCCAGCGCAGACATCGGTTACTGCGTTTCAAACGGGTGGTGCAGAAGCGTTTGCTGCTGGATTCTACTGGTCTAGTAGCGAGTTCAGTTCGACCTACGCATGGAGGCAGTACTTCGGCAATGGCAACCAGTACGACGGCAGTAAGGACAGTTCGGACTATGTTCGTGCCGTTAGGAGAGTCGCTGTTTAATCATTTAATCATTTAATTATTTATGACTCAATACAAACATTTACCAATTTATAAAACAACTTATCAGTTGTTAGAGGTGGTAACACGAAAAACTAAAACATTTTCTCGTGAATTTAAATATTCATTAGGAGATAAAATTAGAAATGAATGTGTTGAGTTAGTTATTTTTATATACAAAGCAAATTCATCAAAAAACAAAGTAGAGTTTTTAGAGCAAATACTTGAAAGAGTGCAGGTAATAGAGCTTTTGTTGCGACTTTCAAAAGATTTGCGTTTGATTAATGTAGAAAGTTTTTCCGACATAGTTTTATTAACAGATTCTTTGTGCAGGCAAACACAAGGATGGTTAAACCATTCCAATAATTTACGAGCAGATTAATTTTGATTACGGTCAATTTTAGAGACTCATCTATCTCGGACTGCAACCGTTGGGCAACTAACGAAAAAGCGAAAGCTAGTCCTATTTTAGAATATTCTGAAATAGGTCGTGTGAGTGTGCAGTCTTTGCGTTTGCTGCTGAATTCTACTGGTCTAGTAGCGAGTTCAGTTCGACAAACGCATGGAAACAGAACTTCAACAATGGCAACCAGAACAACAACAATAAGAACAATTCAAACTATGTTCGTGCCGTTAGGCGTTAGAGCTAAATTATGAATTGTAATTTAACTGTGTCGGAAGTTTTTAAAGCGTATTACGATTGCAGAAAAGCAAAAAGAAACACTTGGAACGCATTAAAGTTTGAAGAAAATTTAGAACGCAATTTAATGAACTTGTATTACGAACTAATATCTTGCAATTATTCTCCTGGCAAGTCTATTATGTTTGTTATTACTCGCCCAAAATATAGAGAAGTTTGGGCTGCCGATTTTAAAGATAGAATAGTACATCATGTGTTGTACAACAGGTACTCCTCAGTGTTTCATAATTCGTTTATACATGACAGCTTTGCCTGCATACCAGAAAAAGGCACATTAAGAGCAGGTAAACGAATTGAGCATTTTATGCGATCTGCTTCTAAAAATTACACTCAAAAGACTTGGTTTTTAAAAGCAGATATTGCTAATTTTTTTGTATCTATTGACAAACAAATTTTAGATAGTTTGCTACAAAAAAAGATTAAAGACCCTTGGTGGGTTTGGCTAATGCAAGTTATTTTACACAAAGACGCCAAAGAAAATGTGTACATAAAAAGTAATAAAAGTTTATTAAATAAAGTGCCAAAACATAAAAGTTTACTTAATGCGCCAAATGGTTATGGTTTGCCAATAGGAAACTTAAGCAGCCAATTTTTTGCTAATGTTTATTTAAATGAGTTAGATCAATACGCAAAACATGAATTAAAATTAAAGCATTACGCTAGATATGTAGACGATATTGTGGTATTAGGTAACAGTGGAACAGAATTACACGCCAAATACGAGCAATTAGCAAAGTTTGCAGAAACTAAATTAAAAATAAAATTTCATCCAAACAAGAAAGAAATAAATTTAATAGAAAATGGGATCAATTTTGTTGGGTATATTATTAAACCATATTGCAAATATGTTCGAAGAAGCACAATAAATAATTTGTATAAAAAATTAAAATTTAAAGTTAATTTTGAGTCATTAAGATCAACACTTAATAGTTATTTTGGGATGTTAATTAAAGTAAATGGATTCAAAGAAAGAAAAAAAGTAGTAATGGTATTAAGTCAGCAAGGGTGCTGGTTTAATGGAAAATTAACAAAACTTGTAAGACAGGATCAATCAAAATGTATATATGCGTAACCTATGTAGATGCAGCAACTAAAATTCCATGCAATGTAGCTCCTATGTCAACAGGGCCATCGTACCCAGACTTGCAAGACTTAAATATTGAGTTTTGGAATGAGTCTGTATGGCCCACCGATTTTCCTCTGTTCTACGGTACTTGTTCGGATAATATTGACACTAATACTTTAGGCATTGTTAAAGTGCTAACAGATGAAGAATACAGCAACGCCAAAATAGCAGAAAATGAAAATCGTTTATGGTTAATAAAAAGTAAAGCCTCTGGGTTGTTATCCGCAACAGATTGGACTCAAGTTTCTGACTGTCCTTTATTAAATAAACAAGAATTTGTTGAATATCGTGCTTTAGTTCGTGCTATTGCTTTAAATCCAGCATTAAACGCTCAGTTTCCTGTAATTCCAGCAGAGCAATGGAGCTAAGATGTCGGAAGATCCAAGGCTCGGTAGAATTGAAGAAAAGCTAGATAAATTGGCTGATGCTGTTGTAGGTCTTGCTCGTATGGAAGAAAGGATGCTCACCATTTTTAAGCGCATAGAAAAGTACGAAGAAAAGCAGGAGCAATTAGAAACTAGAGTTTCTGATATTGAGCTTGATGGGGCTGGTAAAAATTCCATTTATCGCATTTTGGATAAAGCAACATGGCTTATAGCAGGCCTGGCATTAGCATTTTTTTTCGATTTCTTAAAAAAATAAACGAGGCTACTATGTTTGAATGGTTAAAAAACAAGTTATTTGGATCAGATCGGGTTGTTTTTTATGATGAGCCTACTGTTGAGATTATTGATTTAACCAGAAAGCCAAGAAAGATCGTGCCAAAAATCAAGGCGGTTAAAAAGCCCGCCGCAAAAAAAGCGGTAGTCAAAAAGAAGCCGACTGCCACTAAACAGAAAAAATGAAGCTGTATTCCAATTGGAAAGAGATCGTACAGAAAGCATGGTCGATCCGGTTTATGGTTATCGCAGGGATATTGTCAGGGATTGAGGTTATCTTGCCTTTATTCCATGAGAATATCCCTAAAAACATTTTTGCTGCGTTATCTCTGGTTTTTGTTACCCTTGCTTTTGTTGCTCGCTTGGTGGCTCAAAATGGCATTCGATAGAAAACAGATCGCAACTATATCACTTAGTGCTACAGCATTAGTGGCTATAGTGCTGCATGAAGGATATAAAGACAATGCTTATATACCCCTGGCTGGAGATATACCTACGATTGGCTTTGGAACTACATCTGGAGTTAAGCTGGGAGATCGCACGACACCAGAAAAGGCTCTCCAAGTGGCTATGAGAGATGTGCAAAATTTTGAAGGTGCTGTAAAGTCATGCGTTACAGTACCATTAGCTCAAAACGAATACGATGCTTATATTAGCCTTTCATACAATATTGGGGCTTATGCTTTTTGTAAATCCTCTTTAGTTAAAAAGCTAAATGCTGGTGATTATGTAGGGGCGTGCAATCAAATCCTGCGATGGGATCAGTTTAAGGGTAAACCCTTGGCTGGTTTAACAAAGCGCAGACAAGAGGAGCATAGAAAATGTTTGGGCTTATAAATCCGTTGTATAAGATAATCGGCTTATTGGGCTTTGTAGCCATTTTATTTGGTTTTGGGTACTATCGAGGTTACTCTGCTGAAAAAGAGCGTTTTGATGCGTTTAAATCCGATATAGAAGCATCTGTTAAGGCTCAAGAGAAAATTAATCAGCAAATTGAACAAAAAAACAAACTTATTGCCAACAACATAAAGAGCGAATATGAAACTAAACTTATTGCTTTGCGGAATCATTATTCTTTCGGGTTGCGGAACAACAGTACCAGCAAGTTGCCCAGCTTATCCGACCCCTCCTATCGTGTTGATGCAGCCAGCACCGACCCAATATTTATTAGACAATGCGCTGAAACAACGCTAATGCTGTCATCGCTTCAGGAATGGATTAGGGCTGTAAATGAAAAATAATGGAATAAATAATGGCTGATATTTTTGATGATGCCTCTGATTTAGAGGCTTTATATAGAGAAAGCTCAATAGCTAAGATTAGAAATAAAAGAGCTATGGTTTTTACTGGGCATTGCCTGTATTGCAACGAGCTTATTAAGATTGGCAGATTTTGCTCGGCTGAGTGCCATGAAGATTGGGAAAAAGAAGAAAAATTTAAAAAAATCACAGGAACTCGATAATTATGAGCCATAAATCCAAAGAGGCAGATGATATATTTATTGAGGCTTATAAAAGATTAGGCT